CTGTTCACCAGAGGTTGTTATGTAAGTAAGTGAAAAAGGAGCTAAAAAATCATCAGGTAAAGTCAGGTATTTATTACCTTGAGACATATTACCTTTTGAGTTTTTTCTGAAAACGGTGAGCTGCACCTCTTTCAATATTTTTTCTTCTGCCAAACGTATAAACACAGGAAGATTACCGACAAACGAGGTTTCCGTATTGTCGGTGTAATCTTGTATCGCTGTCTTTAGTTGTGCGTAAGTAAAAGCCATAGTTATTTTTTCTTCTTAGGAAACCCTGCTTGCATATTTTTGTACGCTTTTGCACTAATAGTGCTCTTAGCTTTAGTGCGGCTAGTTCCTGCTCTTTTACGAGCGTTAATATTGTCATATAATCCACGTTTTCTAGTAGCCATAATATTAAGGCGTATTCGCCTGTCCTCCCATACCTGAGTGATTTGAACAATAATAATATAAAGTCGGTGCGCCTGTTGCTACCTCTATTTCGGTGTAAGCACCAGAAGTTCCCGGAGTCCCATTAGTCGTGACACCTGTTGTGTACTCAGAACCTCCACCCCATGTACCGTCGCTTATTGTTGAAAACCGCAGCGGATGCGTGGGGGAACCGTTAGAAGAATCAGATTGATCAAACCTGTAAGTAGATCCTTCATTCAAAGTAAGAGTAGCTTGTTGTACACCGTCAATGTAAAACTTATTACCGCTTCCGGGATTAGCTACCGTAACCGCAAACACTGTCGTAGGTGTAACGCTCACTGACCCAACACTAGAGCTAGAGGTAACACCTGTCAAACTTACCGTCACCCCACTAACATCTGTGTTTACTGTAACAGTGCCAACAAAGGTCATTGCTTGTAAGCTAATGTTTTTGGGTTCAGGAAAAATACTTTGACCTACAAGAACGGTCATCGTAGCTCGCACATCAGGACGTGGCTCGTAAAGTGCTTGAGGTTCGGTTATGGCAGGTAACGGATAAAGCTGTGGGGCTTTTGGCTCATAACATTCTGGACACACTTTAAATCCCGTCCACTCTTTTTTAAGGTCGAGGTATTTAAAGCGTTGACCACATCTGTCACATATCGCTTCTGAATGTATACCTGTTGCGTAAGCTGACATTAATTACCCTTTATGTTTAATATATTTTAGCAGGACGTACACCCCGCACTGCTTTACCTGCTCCTCTAACAGAAGTTACTTCACCTCCCTCACTAAAAAATCCTGATTTATGACCTAGCCCTGAGGGAGCAATATTTCTTCTTGGTGGTGGTTTAGGACCTATCCTCTTTACCCCTCCGGTCATTATTTCTGCACCCCTTTCACGGTCTTTTAGAGCTTTGGCTCTTTCTACAAGTCTCTTTTTAGCGAACTCAATAGCTTTAGGACTATACTTTTTAGAAGCGTTTGCCAACCCGTATCTTAGAATAGCTGTCGCAGCGACTGTTAAAGGTGGAATAACTGGTAGTGGCATATTTTATTTTCTCCTAACTAATGTAATAAAAATCCCTAGTTGGTGTTAGTGATA